GTAGGTGTGCAGGATGTATTGGTTTTGGCAGAGTACGCCCCGTCAATAAGAATGGTGAACCCAGTAAAGCATTGCGTATTTGTAAAGCGTGTAATGGTGCGGGTGTAGTTTACATGCCAACGCGAGAGGTTGCCGGATTTAAGGTGGTACCTCGTGATCCCTACGATACTGCTGCTGCTGGATTTAAGACTGACAAGACTACCCTAGAGGACAGGGCTATTGAACTGTCAGGTGATGCAAAAGAATTTGCTACTGCCTATATCAGGTACAACGCCTTACGAACTTATCTCAATACTTTTGTAGAAGGGATGAAAAACAATGTTGATGAGAATGGTATCATCCATCCAGAGTTCATGCAGTGTGTTACGGCGACGGGTCGCCTTTCGAGCCGCAATCCTAACTTTCAGAATATGCCACGTGGAAATACCTTCGCTATACGCAAGGTTGTCGAGAGTCGCTTTCCGGGTGGGTTTATACTTGAGGGGGATTACTCGCAACTAGAATTTAGGGTGGCTGGCTTTCTTGCAAAGGATAGCCAAGCGTATGTTGATGTAAGTGAGGGTACAGATGTTCACCAGTATACTGCTAATATTATCGGATGCAGCCGACAAGAAGCAAAGGCACATACCTTCAAACCTCTATACGGCGGCACCACCGGAACAACAGCCCAACAACGCTACTACAGAGCCTTTAAAGAAAAGTATGAGGGAGTTACCCTCTGGCATGACAAACTCCAGCGAGAGGCCGTTAAAACGAAGCAGATCACCCTTCCAAGTGGTAGGCAGTATGCTTTCCCATCTGCGCGGTGGACAGAGTGGGGTACAGCCACAAATCGTACAGCAATATGCAACTATCCTGTACAGGGTTTTGCTACCGCTGACCTGCTTCCTACTGCTCTTGTTCGCTTGAGCAAGATGATGAGAACCAGAAAACTTAAGTCAGTTATTTGTAACACGGTACACGATTCTATTGTGCTTGATGTACACCCTGATGAAAAAGACGCTTGTATCAAACTGTTAGAGTATGCAATGTTATCACTACCTACAGAGAGCGTAAACCGATACGGAGTTGAATACGACATGCCTGTTGAAATAGAATTAAAGATAGGTAAGAATTGGCTTGACACTGAAGTAGTAAACTTGTAAGATCATTCTACAACCCTGAAATAGGAGCATGAAAAATCATGGAAACAGGAACAGAAGTAATGGAACTAGACAACATGGACGCAATCGTTGCAGCATTTAACAGCGACGATGCTGAAGCACTTATGCAAGCAAGTGGGCAGGGCGGTAACTCAAACCGTCAGGTAGGCTTGCCACGAATTAATATCAACTACGATGCAGAGACAGAGGACGGTAAGTCCCTGACTCGTGGCTCGTGGAAGATGTATCTTGATGGCAGGTTTTTGTATGCCGATAAGGTATCTATACGCCCAATCTTACGTACATTTGAATACAGCCTTTGGGATCAGGAAGCAGGTACTTTCTCTTCAAAGACAGTACAGAAGACAAGCCTGTCGGGTATGTTTCCAGCAAGTGATGGTGTAAACAAAGCGGGAAGATTGACTCGTGATGAAGAAGACAAACTGTCAAAGGATGACCCAGACTATCTAAGGTCACGGGCTGTTGTCTGTAATCAGGTAATCTATGCCAAGATCAGCGGAACATTTAAAGATGCTGACGGTGTAGTTACAGAGATTACTGATCAGCCTATTGTCTCATATTTCAAACGCTCTGGCTATAAGCCTATTGGTGACTTCATCGATAGCTTGGCAAAGCAAAAGAAACTTATGCAGAAGTGTTCTGTCTCTCTCACCACTCACAAGCACAAGAATGGTAGTGTAACGTACTGGACTCCTGTACCTACATTAGAGGCAGAAGTTGACATCACAGATGAAGACAAAAAGCTAATGACAATGTTCGCTGAAACTGTAAAAGGTCACAACGAAAACATTATGAATCAGAACCGTGAGGCTATGAAGCTGATCGCTGATGAGGATGACGTTGACCTAGCAGCGGATTTTGACAATGCTAACGCTGCTTAAAATACAGGATCACATGACTAAAGCTTTGCGGGGGGAAACTACTGTCTCCCCGCAAGCAGTTAAAGACTTTGCTGAAGAGTGTACTGAAGCAGCAGAGCGACAACTCGTTCGTCAACGGGGTGAGTTCCGCATTCGTATGTCAGGTCTTGGTCGTCCTCTTTGCCAGCAAGTGCTGGAGAAAAAGGGCATCAAGGAAGACATGGAGTACAACACCCTGTTCCGATTTATGTTTGGTGACCTAACAGAATCAATCCTTATGCTTATAATGAAAGAGGCTGGGGTAGATATTGTTGACTACCAACGAGCCGTTCAGTTGCAAGTAGGAGACACACTGGTTAACGGTACTCTTGACGTTATCATCCGTGATGAGTTGGGGGTAGAGAAGGTGTGGGATGTTAAGTCAGCAAGTGATTGGGCATTTAACTACAAGTTCACTGGTATGAACGGTGGATACGACAAACTAAAAGAAGATGACCCCTTTGGCTATGTCATGCAGGGGTTTCTTTATGCGGAAGCTACAGGCTTACCGTTTGGGGGGTGGATCGTTGTTAACAAGTCTAGTGGTATGGTGGCTATTGTTGAAGTGCCAGATTGGGCGCAGGATGATAAAGAAGCCTACTTAAAAGATGCAGAAGAACGAGTCAAGTTTCTTAGCAATCCTGATGTAGAACCGTTTGTTCCGTTCAAGTCAGAGTTTGAATCTTACAAGCGCAACGGTGAAGTCATACGAACAGGTAACAAGGTTCTGCCCCGACAATGTAACTTGTGTGGGTACAGATCACACTGTTGGCCTGACGCTATTCTGCATGGTAAGGTTACTTCCAAAGCAAAGTTTCCACCTACGGTATGGTATGACAAACTTAAAAATAAGGAAATGTAAAGATGCCGTACCTATTTGTAAAAGACTATGAGGTAGAACTCATGGAGTTAAACAGTGACCTTAGTCATGTGTACATAGAGTCTAGCTCTGGTTCAGGGGGAGAACGTAGGGTAACTCGTTTGCGTTTGCACAATAAGGGACTGCCCTTAACTTTGATTAATCACTACGGTACAGATGGTCACCTAGTCTCTGACACAGAAGCACGAGACATAAAGAAGGTAGAGACTGAACTACAGCATATCAGTAGAACGTCATTTTCAGGAGCGTATGTATGTGTGCCGATGCACCCTTTGACAAAAGAGCTTACCAACATAGAAAAGTATTCACCCAAACTGGCAGGGTACCTAGAAAAAAGATTAATATCGATAGGGGTAACCTTTTGAATAACAAGGTAAAATACAGGTCTAAGTTTGAACTCAACTTGGCACGGACTCTAGTATCCAAGAACGTGACGTTCTTTTACGAACAGGATAAGTTTGAATACATACCTGCCCCTCGACACTACACTCCAGACTTTTACTTCCCAGAAACAAACATTTACGTAGAAGCTAGAGGTCACCTAGATAAGGGTGACAGGGTGAAGATGGTACTGATGAAGAAACAACATCCTGACTTAGATATTCGGTTTGTCTTTATGAATGCTAAGAATAAGATTTACAAGGGTAGCAAGACGACGTATGCTGCTTGGTGTGCAAGATACAACTTTGAATGGGCCGAAGGGTCTATTCCTATGGAGTGGGTAAGAAAATGACCGACGATGTTGAAATACAAAAACAGGTAGAGATGATGTCCCTTTTACCAGACAGATACTACATCATACTTAAGCCCCTTGATGAAGAGAACTTTACCCTGACTGCTTACGATACAACGGATAAAACCTACGAGGATGACTCAGACTACAATCCGGCTATGGTTATACAAGAGGGTATAATGGAAACAGTTAGAGAAGACCTTGAGGATGTGTATGATAAGGGTGCGGCATCAATACAGTTTAAGATTGCTGCAGAGTCCATGATTGAAGAAGTAGAAGAAGAACTAAAGAACCAGTATTGTGATAATGTAGTTAAAGTTAATTTTGGAAAGAAACAATGAAACACGAAGAATACATGGTGAAAAGAATGAGGGATGATGATGTCGTCAACAAGCCGCCACACTATAATCAAGCAGGTGTCGAGTGCATTGAGGCAATCCAAGCGGCGACAGACAATGGGTTTGAATACTACCTGCAGGGAAACATCATCAAGTACCTCTGGAGATACCGTTACAAAAACGGAGTTGAAGACCTCAAAAAAGCACAGTGGTACCTAACCAAACTAATCGAAACAAAGGGAGAATAAAAACATGAACAACATGTTGCCAACACCATACCAACAATTCATTCACAAATCACGTTATGCTCGTTGGCTAGACGATGAACAGCGCAGGGAAAACTGGGATGAGACTGTATCCAGATATATTAGCTTTATGGATAATCATGTGTCTGATAAGCACAACTATAAGCTTTCTGATTCATTAAGAAACGAACTTGAAGATGCAATCTTAAGTTTGAAGGTTATGCCTTCCATGAGGGCAACGATGACTTCAGGGCCAGCGTTGGCTCGTGACAATATCTGTGGGTACAACTGTAGTTACATCCCAGTTGATAGCCCTCGTTCATTTGATGAGTGCATGTACATATTGATGTGTGGCACTGGTGTTGGCTTTAGTGTGGAGAGAGAGAATGTTGACAAATTACCTGTTGTATCTGACAATTTTAGTACTTCTAGCACCGTAATTAATGTAGCAGATAGCAAGCCGGGATGGGCTAAAGCCTACCGCGAACTGGTTGCACTGCTTTACGCGGGGCAGGTTCCTTCTTGGGATACCTCTGCTATTCGCCCTGCAGGTGCGCGGCTAAAGGTCATGGGGGGTAGAGCCAGTGGGCCACAGCCCCTAATTGATCTGTTTAACTTTACCATAGAAATATTCAAGAAGGCTGCTGGGCGTAGGTTGTTTCCTATTGAGTGTCACGACCTTATGTGTAAGGTAGGCGAGGTAGTTGTTGTAGGTGGTGTTCGCAGGTCAGCCCTGATTAGTCTGTCTAATCTGAACGATGATCAGATGCGCCACGCCAAAGCTGGACAATGGTGGGAGACAGAGGGGCAACGTGCATTGGCTAACAACTCTGTAGCCTACAAGACAAAGCCTGAGATGGGTACCTTTATGCGTGAGTGGCTTGCCCTGTACGACAGCAAGTCAGGTGAGCGTGGTATGTTTAATCGTGAGGCTGCTGAGAAACAGGTTGCTCGTAATGGTAGACGAGAGACAGGACACATGTGGGGTACAAATCCCTGCAGTGAGATAGTCTTACGCCCATACCAGTTTTGTAACTTGTCAGAAATAGTTGTCCGTGAAAATGATACACTAGAGTCCCTTAAGGATAAGGTTAGACTAGCTACCATTCTTGGTACCCTGCAGTCTACCCTGACTGACTTCAAGTATCTCAGGAAGGTCTGGAAGGATAACACAGAAGAAGAGCGTCTACTTGGGGTTTCTTTAACAGGCATCATGGATCACCCTGTCCTGTCCAAGAATGTTGACAGCAAACTGTGGCTGCAGCAAATGCGTGACGTAGCGGTGGAAACAAACCGTGAGTACGCAGAGGTACTTGGTATACCTGTTAGTGCAGCGATTACCTGCGTCAAGCCTAGCGGAACTGTTTCGCAGCTTACAGACTCTGCTAGTGGTATCCACGCACGACACAACGATTACTTTATTCGTACTGTTCGTGGTGACAACAAAGACCCCCTGACACAGTTTCTTGTGGACAGTGGTGTACCCGCTGAACGAGATGTGATGAAGCCAGACAACGTAACAGTCTTCAGCTTCCCAATGCAGTCTCCAAAAGGAGCAGTTATCCGCACACAAACTACAGCCATAGAACAACTGGAATTGTGGAAAACCTACGCATTACACTGGTGTGAACACAAGCCTAGCATTACTGTATCAGTTAAGGAATCGGAGTGGATGGACGTAGGAGCGTGGGTGTATGAGAACTTTGATGTAGCGTCAGGGGTTTCTTTCCTTCCTCACAGTGA